ACTTCAAATAAAGCGTCGTGTTCGTGTTCGCTGTCCCACCGTCGTATACGCTCCCGGCCGCGTCCTGGCCCGTCACGATGTATCCGAGTGGAACCTTTCCGAGGCCATGGCTATAACCGGTCTCCGTCCCCGGCGTCGCGTGTGTCACAATCGTCACCCGCGAGGCGTCCACGTTGTCATCAATCGATATACCACCGTCGAGGATCGACTTTAGGACCATCGCCCAATTGCTCAGAGACGTAAGAAGATCCTTATCGAACGTCCGAAGTTTCTCGAACTGCTCCGTAAACAACGCAGGGAAATTTGGCTCTGAAAATTTCGTCATCGCCGTGACTCCCGAGGAGTTGCCTCAATCTGATATTTTTTGATCGTGAATACCTGGTTCTCCGCTGTATTCGTGAACCGGAAGCGGATCGAAGAAGATACCACGTCGAAATAAACATTGATCGGCGCGCTATCTTGTGGGTAGTAGCTCGTTAGTGGAACAGTCCCGGCGGATGTCCAGGATTCCCCGTTGTCCGTTGAATAAGAAAGATCGAAAGAGTTCCCCAACGCCCACAATTCCAATCCTGTCCACCGCATCATTGTGTCGATGTCTGGAATGCCGAAGTCTGTGGCAGTAAACTCTTTCGTCTCCCATAGAGCATCAATGGCGGTTGTTCCGTCAGACGTAGCCCCCGATGCCCTTCGGTGTGTATCACCGCTGGCGTTGCCAAACACAACCACCTTGTTCAAAGACAATGACGCGCTCGAATCCCACCGTTCCACCTGGCTGTCCCACGTCCCAACCGCCGTGTCCCATGTCGTCGAGGCCGTGTTAAGATATAGGGAAATGGCCGTACAATTCGGCCTATCGTCCCGGTAGATGTGTTTCGTCCTCCAGTTGTATTTGTAGATCGTGCTGGGGTCAGTGTCGGACCCGATAGGGACGGCTACCCAATACTCGTCCAGGTCATCAACATAAACGGCATTCGATCTTTTAACGGCTCCGGGGTTGATCGTTTCCCTTAATTCGTCCTGAATCGGAGAATCAATCAGAGGAGCCGTAATCCCATTGAAAATATGAATACCATCCGTTCCCAAGAAAATCTGCTCCCCGCTCGGAATGTTCGCAATCGTCGCTTCCGCCACGCACCCAACGCCCGTTGATTTTCTGTCAAACCGGAAAACGTCGGATGTGGTGACCAATTGCCCTAGGTAGATTGACGTTTGTTTGTGGATGGTCAAGAAATTCCCGAAAATTCCCATCCCAGTGATATCCTCCGGGTCCTCCAAAAGGTCTGTGCTCCCGGCGTTCCCCCCGGACCACGTCTCACAATCCCCGGTATCCGACCACTGGACCCGGCTGTAATACGTATTTCCACCTGTGGTGATGTAGCTCAACACAAGGTAAGGGCCAAACGCTCGGCAATATTTCGCAATGGGAGGCGTTCCACCAAGGGACGCGACGTTTCCGGTAATCTCAACCTTCCGGAGGGCATCTATCCCGTTCGTGAAAACAGCTATCTTTTCAGCCGCCAATAGCGGGAAACCAACGCTAACCTGATCATCTGCTGTCCCGGTCAACGCCGTCCCCGTGATATCGCCCCAAACGCTCGTAGGTTTGTCTAAGTCCTCCACCGTAGTGAGTCCAACCCTCATTAGCCTAGTGGCTGGCCCCACCTGTAGTTCAAACAGTTTCATCACCCGTTCACCAAGCGAACCGCCTAACAAAGAGCTACCGGACCGTTTCCGGATGATGTTCCGATTGAACTCCATGTTCCGGATGTTGTATGCCGATCTCTCGTCAACATATTCAGCTGGCCTGTCAACGACAAGGCCCTTAGACGGAATCGGGATGTTTAGTTTCGTCGGCATTACATTTCCACCTGTTTCATCGCGAAGACTGCACGGGTGTTCTTTTTCTCTCGTTCAACAAATTGTGAAAGTTCATTTTCAAACCGGATTCGATACCGTTCGGCAAGATCAAATAATTCGACAACCTCAAACACCCTTGCCAATGCTCCAAACTTCACGCACTCACGAGACTTGTCCGTAAAAAGCACTTCCGTTGTCGCACTCGTAACCGCGTCCGCTGGAAATGTCGAATAGTCAATCTGGTATTCGTAGGTTGTATCGTCTGGGACAGGACCAAGCAAAATCTGATTGCCGAAAACACAGTAATGCGTAGGTTCTCCGTTTATCGGGTCATCACCGTCCAGGTCGCCGAATTTCTCGTTAAACTCCTGTTTTGAAAGTGGCGTTAATGTTCGTGAGTTATCCTGATCGCTCCATCGAACGTCGCCAATCAGTCGACCAAAATCAGATGGGAGATCGATCTTATAGTCTCCCAAAACAGTGATGCCACTGGTGGTATATGCCTCTACCTTAGTGTCCTCAAAGTCCATTCGTTCGCACATATCCAAGATAGTGTCCGTAATGGCGTCATAGACTTCGGCGGATTTATCCGTTCGTTTGAACGTCCTTACAACGTAGTCGTAAAATTCCGTTCCTGTCATTTTGTCCATGACATTCCCCTTTAGTCTTGCGTGATGATCTCGACAAGCTGATCATCCGCCCCAGGAGCTGAGAACCGCAACATGATTTTGTTTCCGTTCAAGTCGCTCGCCGACAAGCTCACGCGGTAGACACCGTTCGATAGTTCCACCGCTGAAGCAGAACAGGGGGCAAACGGGTTTCCATCAATCGCCCTTTCCGCCGTAACAGTTAATCCAGTCTTTGGGTTCTTTGTCGTCGCGTCGAACATCGGGAACATGAAGTTATCTAGGCCCGTGTTTTTCTTTGGGCGTACCGTCGATATTGACGACACGGAGCCAAGGATGTTAGCAACGATACTCCCAATGTCCCCATCTTTAGTTACGGTTATATTTTGTTCAACTGATACGGCGGACTGCATATTTCCGGAGATTCTGAGCGCTGTTTGTCCAGTTATAGGGGAGTCCAAATGCATCGCATACCCTCTTGTCGATGTCCCGCCACCACCAGACACATACAAACCAGCACCCCCAGTGGCTCCTCCTGTTCCAGCACCACCTCCTTGTATGTTTATTGCCTTCCCACCATTTAGCCCAGCCCCACCAGTCGCGCCATAAACTTCCAGAGCGGCAACGGAAGTATCGTTACTCCGAATGTCGAGGCTCTTGAGTTTAAGAATAGCGTTATTCCCATTCGTAGGTGATCCATCTATGGCTTTCAAATCCGCCAGAATATTCCCACTCCCATTCAAAATCGGAATACCGCCAGAAGTCCCATAGTATGTTGTTGGCAAAAGCTCAAATGAGACCGAAATAGGGATAATCGAAACGTTAGCGGTAGAACTTTTTCCGACCAGGGTGCCAACTTGACATGTACATTCCCCTGTCGTCATCGTTAATTTATATGCTCCCGGCGCATTGGTGGCATCGATTTCGGAAGGTGAATTTGTGGGGGCGGAGGAAGTCCCATCCTTAATCCATCGGAGCGTGTGATTAGCCACGTCTCCAGATTTCCCGACATTCGCGTTTGTGTCCCACGCGACATAAGTTAGAACAACGGATGCGCCATATGACGGCATTAGATGACCCTCCTAAAGAATAGATGCCAAGGAATCTTTTTTGCTATTACCGCACCAGATTTCATAGGTAAAAATGATTTTTGAAAAATGACTCCGGTTGGATTAAGAGTAAGCCTTCTTAAAAAATCATCCCCAGGGTCTACGATCCCCCATCCGGCAGAAAAAATACCACCATAATACTTACTTGATCCATTGCTACCTGCTCCAATTACGATTGAATTCTTCGTTGAAAAACCTGACGCAAGTGTTTGCAACTGAATCATCCTTTCTCCGTTAACAAAAAGCGTGAAATCTGTTATTGATCGCATGATAAGAGCGGCGGAATAAATTCTCGATGGGATTGCTTTCGATGATTTTGAATAAGACACGAATCCACCATCTGTCATTATTGCGCCTACTGCATTTGTTGAAGACCCACCCCTGAAAATCATGTACGAATTAGTAAATCCAGAAACCCACGGGGAAAGCGAAATAATTTCATTATCTGTAACGATATCCCCCTCATCCTGCGCACACACGAACATAAAAAGAGGGAACCCAGTGACGTTTGGCGATATCGAACGATTTTCAAGATATTTTGTTCCGTCAAACTTCTCCCCTTTACCGTAATACCCATGAAATGAACTCTGGCTACCAGCCCCATAGGTAAGATTGTTCCCACCAATTAGGTCTTTTTTTGTCGTAGAGGCATCGTTAAATAAATAGAAAGAAGAGAATCTATTCCTAATCTCTTTTGAAAGGAACGACGCCCCTCGACCGAGCTTTGGCATTAGATCGTTGTTAGCTCCTCACCGGTACACGCCACCGTTACCGATTGTCCAGTGTTCCCAGAAAACTTTGTCCTCGCATACATAACGGATGATGGCAACTCGAAAGCAAAATAATGGACTGCGCTGTTTGTAACGCTGGCCGTCGCTCGAAAAATCTCCTTCGTATCGGTAGAAAAGTTGTCGTTTGAAACTTCCACGATAAAATCACAAGCCACGGTTGGCCCGGTACCTCCGTTCGTGATAATTGCCGTCATAAGACATCCGTATGACGTTGTAAGTGAAACAGTTGATCCTGTGGTTGTGGACCCTGCGGTGTTCGTCGTGCTTGATTGAAAAGTCTTT